TTACGTAACGGTTCGCCTGACTGGCGTAACTGTTTCTTTTTGAATGAAACCCGCTTTCGTCGGAGTAGCGGGCGTCTACGCCTAATACGCGTACTGCGCATGCGTCGTGCCGGCATGAAATAATGTGTTGATTTGAAACGTTTAGGACTCGGAGTAACGAAATTGACTGTTCGCTTCCGAGATGGAGTCGACACTTCCATTAACCGCCGATGTTTAAATCGGTTGTTATAGAGATCCGGATAATCACGTTTCCACTTTGAAACGTACCAGTTCCGAAACTCTCTAAGTGATTCGGCCTCGCTGGCGACAATTTTTGCTTTTAAAATTTTGGACGCGTGCCGTTTTATGCGATTCATTTCTGGCGCGGAAGTGAAAAATGACCTGAAGGATAGTATTACCTTCAGGTCACTTCTTGCTCATCGTCTCATAAAAACAAAATGCCTCGTCAACAAGCTCGTTCTTATTGTTTCACCCTCAACAACTATGTCGAAGCGGACATTGCTCGTCTTCGTCAAGTGGGTAGTGAAGTTTCTTATCTTGTATTTGGTCGTGAGGTCGGGGACTCTGGAACCCCCCATCTTCAAGGATACGTTGTTTTCAACCGCCGTGTTGCTTTTTCTACGGCTAAACGCACTATCGGCGATCGAGCTCACCTCGAAGTAACTCGCGGCTCACCTGTTCAAGCCTCGGAGTATTGTAAGAAAGATGGTCAATTCGAAGAGTTCGGCACCTTGCCCGAGCAAGGCAAACGCACCGATTGGGACGCTTTTAAGGAGTGGGTCAATGGACTCGGTTATTGTCCCAGTCGTCGAGAAATCATTCTTGAGTGGCCGAGTCTCGCGTCTCGGGCTCTACGGTTCTGCTGCGAATACGCGGAAGCGCTCGCGCAGCCCGCACGTCTCGTCGATTCCGAACCCCGGTTTGGGTGGCAAGCCAATCTCAAAGCCGAACTTGATGCCGACCCTCACGGAAGGAAAATCCACTTCATTGTAGATGAATCAGGAAATTCGGGTAAGAGCTGGTTCTGTCGTTACGCTTTGTCTACCTGGCCAGACGTGTGTCAGGTCCTACGTATTGGAAAGGTCGCAGACTTGGCGTATTCTGTTAAAGTGGAATCCAAGATGTTTTTGATCGATGTGCCTCGTTCTCAATCCCAATTCCTCCAGTATTCTGTTCTAGAGAGTCTCAAGGATCGGATGATCTTCAGTCCGAAATACGAAAGTTCGTTCAAGATCATGAGGTTTGTCCCTCATGTGATTGTCTTTATGAACGAAGAACCGGACATGTCCGTTCTCTCCGTTGATCGTTACAAAGTTACTAGAATTTAATTAATTAATATAGTGACTATTATATGTTAACTATGGGGGTGGATGGATAGGACCTACCGGTGTCGAAGAGAGGCAAGGTCCGTAAGGCAGGAGGGGGGTCGGCCCTCACACCGAAGGCTTCTTAGGACCCCGAAAGCCGTTTATGCACCCGGATCACGGAAGAACGTGGTAACCCTACCCAGATGTACAAGGGTATTGGGAGTTGTAGTTGCTTGTGTGTCTTGGTCTAATTTATTAGCCCATACTAAAAGGAAGAAACCACCCTCACGGTCTATTCCACCTGTACTGTAGTAAAGCTGTTTACGCTTAATCTTAATGTACCTTTGGAGTGTTCGATAGTCTTTTAGTTCTCCGGCGGAGTACCCATCCGAGTTGCTATGACATCCGAGCTTAAAGCGAGTATGCCAGATTACTTGGAAGGCGTCAGTACTTAACGGTAACGCATGTTTGTCGTATCCATTAAGGCTAGCTTCCGAGAAGGAAATATTTCTATTGGTTCCGCCGTCTGTTTTGAAGAAAACAGTAGAGTGATTAAAATTCTCTCCTCTATCATTTTGCCAAACTAACGCGACTGAAACGTAGATCGGGATTCTTGATCCAATCGTAGCGCTGTTCGTGGAGTCTGCTATATTATGGAAATACATTCGAATTTTAAATCCGCTTATGTCAATTTCTTGGCGTTCGCGTTCGTTAATTCCACCGCCTTGTGGAATGTCACATAACGAATACCATTTTAAAGCATTCCCGGATAACACGCGTGCGTTATCAGCGATGTCAACGGCTCCGTGTCGTTTAGCTGTAGGCTTTTTACGTAACGGTTCGCCTGACTGGCGTAACTGTTTCTTTTTGAATGAAACCCGCTTTCGTCGGAGTAGCGGGCGTCTACGCCTAATACGCGTACTGCGCATGCGTCGTGCCGGCATGAAAT